AAATTCCTGGTATTGATTATCCGCACTACACATCAAAACTATACCTTCCTTAATATCTGTATTGTAAGTATTATTATGTGCCATGCTATAGGCACATAATTGTAGGAAATAATCCTGAATCCATTCTCTTTTTTTTGGCTTATTAGTTTGTTTAAAATCTAAAATAGCTATATTTCCTTTCCATTCTGCAATACAATCAGTTGTGCCCGCATAAAGGCCTTCGTAATACAGACTGGCCTCTATGCCGTAAAATTGGTCTACATTTTTAAGACCATTTGCTATCACTGTTTTAGCCATTTCATAGCTTTGTATACTATATGGATTGGTACCTGGTTGACCTAATTCTCCTGTCTTAATATAGTTTTCTAACCATTTATGCATTCGTGTACCGCGACTTGCAGCTTCTACAGTAATTTGAGTAGCAAGAGCCTCACCTTTACTTTTACGCCAATCTAATAGCCTTTTTTTAACTTCTAAGGGTTTTGTTTTGTCTAAAATAGTAGTAACACTAGCTACTTTTGACCCATTAGGTAAACAATAGTATCTTGCCCCATCAATACTTTGTTTAGAGAGAGTTTTATAATTGAATTTAGGATTTATCACTTTTAATTTTTGGCTTGTTTTAATGCATGGTTAAATTTTAAATTACTTACATATTGTTTAAAAACTATACCGTTTAAATGGTCTATCTCATGTAAAATACATCTAGCATCTATACCAGTAAATCTTCTACTATGTACATAATTAAGTTTATCACGCCAAGAAACTTCAACATAATTGCTTCTTGGTATTTCTAATCTAATCTTAGGAAAACTTAAACATCCTTCGTAGGATAGTTCATCTTCTTTGCTTTCATATAATATGACTGGATTATACATGATTCTAATGTTGTTGTCATCCTGTGTATTAATCGCTAATATTCTATATTGTACACCTATTTGATTAGCTGCCAATCCTAATGCATTTTCCGCTAATAAAGTATCAGTTAAATCTTTTTCTAACTGGTCACATTCTAGTTGTGGGTTCTGATGATCCCATAAATGAGTAGGAGTTAATAATATGGGATCGGGCCAAATTCTAATTGGTTTTATCATTATATTTAAAGTTTAAGGGGAAACCCTTAAAACTATTGGCGTCTTTTCAACGCTTTCTTTGCCATAGCCGATACCGTTTGTTCTGTGCCTTGTGGGCTTTCTATTGGTCCGCTCGGTTCAGAACTTATGGGTTCTTCTAAGCCTGGCTGTTGTGCTGGTTGTCCAACCTGCATAGTGCCCATGGGTTGATCAGGTGGCATTGCAGTTTCTGGAGGGGGCATGTCTGATAAATCTGTGCCTTGATCTGTAGATACCGTTTCTTCATCTGGCAATAACTCTATCATTTGATTCTTTTCAGGTTTAGAAATTAACTGTTGAAGATCTTGAGATTTAGCATAGGCATTAGCTAAATCTCTAAAGTTAAAACTTTCATAACCTACATTTTGCATAATAGTAATAAGTCTGCTTGCACTTATTCTAGGATTAGCATCTTCCGCATCAATTCTAGATTTTTCGTAAGTAATAACATCCATTAAAGACTTTGATGCACCTTGATCAAAGTCTTCGTTTAACTGCCTAGCAAATTCATAATAGCGCATTAACGCTTCTCACGCCCTAACGGTTTTGATCCGCCTTCACCTGCTGTAGAAGTTGCAATATTATCTGGAATTTCTAAATCGATTTCTGCACCGCCGTCACCTAGGTCGGCTGGAGGCAAATTTGCACTCATTGGTGTAGGGGCACCTTCTTCGCCTGCAAGTCCTCTTGCACCCTGGTCTAAACTTTGTCTTACTGTATTTAGATTATCAATTAATGATTGTAAGGCCTGTCCTGCTGTAGATTTATAACTATCAGACTTTTCAGGCCCAAGTTGATCTCTAATACTGTCTAATAAAGGAGGCATTTGTTCATTTAACATCTTACTAGCATCTTCTAACATGTTTTGAATACTATCTACCATATCTTTAGCTGCTAACACTACTTCTGCTGCCTCTATTTCGCCTTCATTGATTTGACGACGAGTAGAAAGCCATTCTGTTAACCCTTCTTTAACTAAAAGCATTTCCATGTATTTAGGATTGGTCTCTAGTTGGCTTGCACCATAAGTTTTGCGTAATCCAATTAAATGCTCATTAATTTGATAACGCATTTTTTCTGCTTTAGCTACACTAAGGCCACCATAATTAATTTTCACACCAAACCTACTTTCCATAAGTTGGTTTAGTTTATGTTGTTTATTATAATTTAATTCGTTAAGGTTCATAATATTTTAATCCCAGACTTTAACATATTTAGCTCTAATTAAGTTTTTTTCTAAATCTTTCTTAGCACATAAAAGTTTTAATTTAATATCACTTAATTTGGCATTTATTAAAGACAATTTTAAAAAATTTGATGTTTTAATGTATCGTTTTTGTTTTGCCAATAGTATAAAAACTTCCTCGCTAAGTCTAGAATAATCTTTATCACTATTCATTATTCTCCGAGAAAGTTCGTATTGTTGTAATTTATCCATACTTGCAAATAAAAATGCTGCTTGTTTATTACTAAATTTGTTAATTAAATTATCGCCTGAATAAACTGAAAATAATTTTTTCTTGTTTTTTGTTATTCTATAGTGCCCCACTAACCAACTATTTTTGCCTATTGGTACACAAATGGGGCGTTTAAGTTTATAAGTAATAAATTTAAGTTCTTGAGCAGCCCAAGACTCTATATGTTTTATTGCTTGCTCTACAACTAATTTACCTAGTTCTTCTTTTGAATACGATGCGTCCATCTTCTTTAATTCTTTTTAATATATTTTTGTTAACTAATTGATTTGCTATTAACAGTTGTCTATCATCAAAGTCTCTTTTTAGCCATTTAGGATTTTCATCGTCAAATAGCTTGAGTAAATCTGCTTCTTCATTGTTTATATATACAGAAAGTTTTGGCTTGGTTAGGTCAACTATTTTCATTTGTTAATTAAATTTATAATTAAAGTTATATTAGCAGTTAATAGTACACCTATAATAGTAGTTGCAATTGCTAAAAGTTGTTTATTAATGCCTGCTGTTTTACTATTGATTCCTTCTTTAATAGATAAAACATGTGTTTCCAATGTGCTTATTCTTTGATCTACCTGATCTAGTTTTTCTTCTAAACTTTTATATCGTTCAGCACATAACTCTACATGAGCTTCTAAATTAATTTTTTCAATACCCGTAGTAGTTGCAACCATAATGGTTCCCAAGAAATATCTTAAATATTTATCTTATGCTTTTGTTTCTGTGTGAATAAAAAAGGCACCAATTGGTGCCTTTTCGTCATGCATATAACAATTATTAGCTTAGGATGCTGCTAATTTTAATCCAACATCTGTAACTGCATTGATACCAAAGCCAGTAATACCTCTGCCATCAATAATTGCATTAGCATTTGCAGTAGTGAAGGTCTCTGATGAATCTTCCATAACTACACTAATACGGGTTGTATCTACCTGATAAGCTAAAACTGTGTTAGTTAAGCCAACATAAGCTAGAACTGCTTCAACAACTTCGCCAGTTCCCATTTGTGCTGCTACGCTGTTATTTGCTGTAAAGCCAATACAACGAATTGGCTTACCAATACCTGTACTAATTGGTACGCCAGTTGTTTCTGCACTTAAAGCTACATTGCCTACGCTTACAACTGTTTTTGCACTACCATTTGTTCTTGTAAAAACTGCCATGTTAGTTTCCTTTAAAAATGTGCGTTACCGCATAATTTTATTTATACAATTTTACTAATTTTTATCGTTTAGCATGTATTTGAGCACTAAAGCCAAGTCTATCCACAAACTTAACTCCACTAGACACATAGCCTTCCTGACTTTCTACACCTGTGTCTAGATATCCTTTTACTGGACTTGCTTGAGCTGCTTGTTCTAGTTGTGGGATTAAGATATTTTTACAATTAAATAATGCTGCCCACATTGTCCACATGGCAGCTAATCCTTGTTGTTGCTGTTGTAACCAAGGTTCTAATACAGAACGCATTCTATTACTAGGTGCCTTGTCCAGAACAAACTTATAAGACCTTTTAGTAATATCATTAAGATTGAAATTTCTAATTAGTTCTTGATTAATAAAAGGCCCCACCAAAGATGCAATCCATGTATTTTGAGCAATAGGCATAGTTTCAAATAATGCATTCACTGCTTGACTGTTATTGTTTATTGTTGTTTTTACAAAATTAATTTGGTTTCTATTTAATTTAAGTTGTGGAGTTATTGGCAATTTAGCTGGAATAATCGCAACATTTCCTTTGGGCTTTAAATTTCCCAATGTGCCATCTAAAGAAACTGCGTCCTCTGCACTTACTGAAGTTGCAGGTATAAATTGATGAACTGCTATTCCAACAGTTTTACCCTGTAACATTTTGCCAAGTTCACTATTAACATCAATATTATATGTTAATCCTCTTGGGTTTGCTTTAAACACATACATTTGCTGATTACCTTGAGCAACAGGGCTTAATGTATTACCAAATAACATGTCTCCCCAGTAATATCCTGGACTTTTAGGTGTGCTTTGTTGTAAAGACTGCCAAGCATTTGCAATGGCACCATGTAACCCACTGCGATCTACACCTCTTGCTGTATCATAGTTAATAAAATCTTGTGGGCTGAAAATTTGTCTACCAGACCCATCCTTTTTGTCAAACATATGTTTGTCAACTACAATAAATCTGCCATTCGAATCCCACCCCCATACTATAGCAGGATAACCATCATATTTTATTGTAATTTTAGCTGGGTTCTTTACTGTATTAATAATGGCATTAAGTGCATAATTTGCTCCATCTGTGCCATAAAATGCTGTAAGATCTTCTGGATGTGTAAGATGTTTTTTACCTACTTGGACCTGTTCTGTTAAAATTTCATTTATTCGCATATTAATACCTAGCTTATACTACGAGCAAACTTGGCAGCAAGAGCATAATTTAACTTGTCTTGTTGTCTTAAAAGCATGATTGCTTTTAATGATTCATCATATAAAGTAATTTCTTCCGTAGTTACTGGGTTTCCTCTTGCTGTTCCTGCTGCTCTAATTGCATTTGCTGCAAGAGTAGTATTGCTCCAAGGAATAGTTAAAGCATAACTTGATTTAGATGCCATATTCTTCAACAAATTTTTAATAAGATCTCTAAGCTGGTCCGGTAAATGTCTATTAATACCTGTAGCCATTTGAGATATAATTTCTCTAGTGCTACTAGCAGTGGTCTGTTCAACCTGAGCCAACATTTCTAAATAAAAACTATTTACCTCAACAAACGCAGATTTAAATTGTGATAAAGATGCTGGAGTAGGTGGCCTCGTCGTTGAATTAAAAGTGTTGTCGATTTTAGTATCTAATAGATATAGCCTTTCTGGAGTTACAATATATGCTCTATAAGCTTGTTTTAAAAACTGGTTAGCCATATTAACAATATCTGCAATTTTACTAGGATCAGTCAATGTGCCTGTTCTGTTAATAATGCCTAATTTTATTAATTCAGCCATGAACTTTTGATAAATTTCCATAGCTAATTTAGATCTTACATACTCTAAATTTGCACGACTAATAGCTGGGTCAGACTTATCAACATTGCCGCCTGCGGCTTGCCATGCTGCTCTGCCTATAAACTTTATTGCATCTAAAACACCTTCTTTAATTATAACTTCATTTATTTTCATTTTTAAATTTTTTCACACCACGAATAAATTTAGCTTGATCTTCGTTTTTAATGCTAACTAGTAGTCGTTTTTTTAATTCTTCGCTTTGCTCTTCAGAATAGTTTTCCTTAATAAAATTAAGTAAATTAATTGCACCTTGAATTACATGAGTGGCCCTGCTTTCAACCAAGTTTTCTCTGTCTCTTAGTAGTCTAAGTGATTCTAATTCTTCTAATAAACTACGGGTTTTGCGAAGCAAAATTATACTCCTACGCCATTATATATTTATATCAAACCAAAAAACTAGTAAAATGCTAATTGCTTGTTTTCAAACTTGCTAACATTGATTTTAATTTATTTGTTTGTACATCTGCATTGACTTTACTGTTTTGGGTGGTTGTGTTACTCTCAACCCTACTAGTTGTTTTTAATTGATTTAAAATACTAGTAGTTTGTGGTTTAAGAGTACCTGGCGTGCCTTGGGCATCTTCACCTGGATCTGTAATTCTTAAACTTTCTAGATCAAAATCTAAATCTACTTTTTGTCCAACGCCACTACTGCTTCTAGTTTTCATTAATTGAATTTGATAACGCCCACGCTCTCGCATTGCCCTACTAGTAAAAATACCAAATACATTATCTGCTGTATTAATTTTACTAATACCACCTGAAATGTGACTATGATCAAACTCAATTTCTTCAACTGCACTACGATTAAGTTGGCTTGCAGTAATCATTAGGATATTAAATTCTTTTGCTAAATTCCTTAATTCTTCACTGACATATTTGTCTTTAACAAACAAGTCATTTGGACTAACTTTAGCACTAACTGGCATTACAAGATCCAAATAATCAACCATAATAAAATCTGTTCGTTGATTTGTTTGTACTTCTAGTTCTTTTAAATAAGCACGAATTTGGTTTACATTACTTTGTGCAGGCATATATTTGATACGAAGACTGCCAGATTTTTTGCCAGCCATTTTAATTTTCATTTCTAAATTATCTAAATCTTTAAAGATTTCCCTAGTACTTACATTAGCAATCATACTATCCATACGCATAGCACAAAGTTCTTCACTAAGTTCTAATGTAAGAAATACACCATTAAGTCCTTGTGTAATCCAATTTATGCTAATGTTTTGCATGAAAAGACTTTTACCACTGCCTGAACCACCTGCAAATATATTAAGCTCACCTCGATTCATACCACCAAACAAACGACGATCTAATGTAGGCCAACCAGTACTGACTTGCCCATTGTTATTTTTAATCTTCATTAATCTAGTGCGTGGATCAGCAAAATAGTCTGTACCTAAATCTTTAGTTAAACTGATTTGTACTGCATCTTTGATTAACTTTTCAACTGGGTCAAAGTCACCTTTTTCAATTAAATCTGCACTGAGTAAAATTGCCCTTTCTAGTTCTTGCCTTTTAGTAAATTGTTCAAATTCAGTCATGAACCATTCATAATGATTCTCTGCAAGGTCTGGTATTGGTTTTAATTCTAATCCTGTTACTGCTTGTATTTGTTCCAGCTTGGGCATGGTACTGTATTGACTTACATGCTCTTTAATAAATTTGGCAGTGGTTTTTAAACTCCTATCAAAATTATCTGGATTGTATATATTTTGAATTCGAACATAACTTTCTGGATTTTGTAATAGCATTTCCAAAAAAAGTTTTTGCAGATCTGTATTATATTCTTTAGTCATATAGTTTGTTTATACTTTTTTGCCAGTAAAGAAATCTTTAACGAATTTGATTCTTTTGTTTGTAAAATATTATATATAGTGAATAATTTCCCGTATTTTACAACAGAATCATTAATATCTTTACAATTTTCTCTCCAGTCTGGGAAACTTACTGACCATCCATATTCTATGGCTTTGTTAATCATTTGCTCACCTGGCCAAACTTTTTTTCCATTTTTGTTTATTTGTAAATCAAAGTCTGGCACTACAATTACTTCTCTTGCTAATTCATCAATTAGGTTTGCCTGTTGTTCACTAATATCATTTGTTTGTGTACTAACACCATCTATACTCATTGCATCAAAAGCACCTTCACAAACTATTACGAATTTGCTATCGTTTTTTTGATTATCTAAATTAAATACAAACCCGGCTGGATGATTACTATGATATTTTGGAACAATACCTGAATTTAAAGCCCTAGCAGTATACCCTACTATTTCATTTCGGTATTTGAATGGGATAATTACCCTATGACTTAGTTTATGCTCTACTTCTGGGCTCCAATAAAACTCATATTTTTGTAATGATATTTTTCTATCGTAGATATATTGTACAGAATCTACCAATCCTTTATCATAAGGCCGTTCTGCTAGTTCATAAAATTCTACCCAGGCAAAAAAATTCAATGCTTCTTTGGGTAATTGCTTTGGTTCAAATTTTATTTCATCTTCGATTGGCAGTATAGTATTTGGATCTATTGTTTCTTTTATTTGCCAAGCAAGGATACTTAGTCGTTTTATTTCTAAAGAATCTACACCTAACCATTCAAGAAGTTTTCTAAATTTATAAGTAAGTGCTCTGCCTGGAATATAGCTAGTTTTGAATTTACAATTAAAGCAACTATAACTGATTTTACCATCAGGACTAGCAATAATTCCAGCTCTACCCCTTGTGTCTTGACTTTCTCCATTGTGTGGACAGCAAACTGCATTGAAACTAATCCAACCGGCTTGGTTTTGTTTTTTCTTGCCTGGAAGGATAGAAATTACGAATTCTTGAATAGAAAGTGACATGTTATTATTATAAACTAATATTATGTTGAAGTCAAAAAAAGTTAGGCAAATTTGATCATTGTAAAAATTACCCCGGGAGACTGGGGCAATTGCCCGCTAGAAGGAAATTTTAAGCAATTCTAACTTTTGTTGTAATGGAGCAACCATTGTTTTTGTATCAGCCTGGTCAGTGGTCTTTGCATCAACAGCCTTGTGATTGGGTCTATTTTCTACATCGCCAACAAATTCATCAATGGACTGTTTATCTTTTTTAGTTTTATTAAAAAGATTAAATTCGTGTCCTAAAAAATCTGCTATTTTCATTATGTATTCAAGAAAGTTGTACTGTTTTGATTTATTGCACTTTGATATACTGTGCCTATTTCAGTTAATGTGATTAATGTGCTTCCGCCATTGGCAGGTAGCACGCTAACTTTTTGCCCAATAGTACTTAAAACAATATCTGTAGGTCTATTTGCGGGAATAGCAGGTCCCACATTGCTGGTTAATGTTGCTGGTGCATTAATTGCATATACACAAGTATTATTTGCTACAATTCTGACCTTAGTAGTGTTTAAAGTGTTTGTGCCTGCAACATTTGCTGCAGTAGATGTTACAATGGTATAACTTGCCATGTCATAAATCCTGTTATTATATTATTTAGTTCTAGACTAATCTACTTATAAACCGAAGTTAGACTTCCAGGTTTAATCCATACTCCTGCTCCAATTGTAATTCCATTTCCTATTATTGTATTCATAATCCGTATGCAGCCTTATTTGCATTGTAATTTTGTAAAACCTGTGCCGACGATAGTGCTGCATTATATAATCTTGTGACACCTATACGACCATTCATCCATTGACTGTATTCACCGCCATTATATGATCCTATATACAAGTTTGCTGATGTATTCAATATACTTGAAAAACTGTGCGACACACTACCTACGCTGACTCCGTTAATGTAGGCTTCCAGTGAGTTAGTGGCTACATTTTTCCAAACATAAGTTACATGCGTCCAAGTGTTCAATGGTATTGTATAAGCGGGTGTGTCTACTACACTACTACCGTTACCTATTTGAGCATAAATGGCATCACCGATAATTCGTATACTATATGACACATCTTGTGCTCCGCCACCCGGATCAAATTTACCCATTACAACTTTACTGCCGCTACTACTGCTTAAATATACCCAGGCTTCCATTGTCCAATCACCACTACCAGGTTCCAATAGGGCATTATCGGCAATACTAATTTGACTGCTACTACCGTTATAGCTAAAATAAGGACTTGTAAAAGTTATATTGCTCATTGTTCCTGCTAAGGAAGTACTGGCAAGATTTGTTATTGCTGTGCCTGTACCTGGGTAACTTGTTGCAAAATTTGGGTCGTACCATAATATAAGATTTGATGTTACGATGTTAGGTAATGTAAAATTTGATAATTGATTATAATAGTTTTGCCTAATTTGTTCTTCGGTTAATTGAACATTGTACAGTTTTAAGTTTGCTACCTGACCCCATGGTTGACCTGCAGTATCGTTATTACCCCAACCCCAATGTGTGGTTCCTCCTGCTCCATATGCTATTGAACTGCCAACTTCTGTACCATTTATGTAAAATCTTTGAGAAGAATTAGTTCCGACCACTGCATATTGAACCCAAACATCTACCGAAGAAGCAAGGTCGTAATTTGAAGTTCTAAATTCACTATCCCAATATCCTAATGTATTTGTTCCATTAGGTATTGTGATTGGTGTGTATTTGGGTGAATATGTATAAAGTAATGTTCTAAATGATGATGACGCTATTAATCTAGCCCATGTAATATATGTATATCCTGTTGTCGGCAATAAAGGCCCAGTTCCATTTACAACAACTCTATTATTACCTGTAGTACAATCAAAGCATTTAACACCGTTCAACATAGTGTATACTGCGCCACTTAGTGAATTTGTATATCCATTACCAGACAAATCATTTACTGTTGTACCTGACCCGCTATAGCTTGCGCTTTGATTTGCATCTAGATACAGAACAAGACCTAATGTTGGAGCAGTAGCATCAACTACACGAACTCCCTTTATTGTTACACCTTGTATTATCATAACAATCTCTCAAAGCTGATAAAGTTATTGCTATAACTGCCGCCAATCATCATGGTAATACGATAAACTCTGTTGTTTGTGTTGTCTCTAACAACATAAATGGCAGTGTCACCTTCACTGCTAAAATTGTAACCTTGAATCGAAGTACTGGGTGTGGTTGTTAACGAAATGTTTCCAGCGGCGCCACCTGGGGCACCGACCACAAGACTGTAAGATGACGATACAAAACCAGTAACTGTTCCAGAAACTGTGGCCAAACTTAGTCCACGATTGCTACTTGTTGTTACCGTGGCTTTTAAGTTGTCCATTGTGACAAATGTGCCAGCATTAACTATTCCACTCACACGATTGTTCAACAGTGTGCCTACACCGTCGGCGGCCTGGGTCAAATCAATGTAAGCACCGCGAGCTGCACCACCACCTTCAAAGAACCTGATTAGATCAACATACTGGTCGAGTACAACAGTGTTGCCCCCCAGTGTGCTGTTGGCTGCTTGAGTAAAAGCAATTTCGCCGCCTTCGTTACCGTTAGGGCCCGTTGGCAATGTTAGTGAACCGCTATTATCAAATGTCCAACTATAACTACCTGCAACTAAGGTCACATTAGGACTTGTACCAGTAACATTACCTGTGATAGAAATGTTACCACTAAAGTTATTGGCTGTCACATTGCCATTTACTGCTACTCCTGTACCATTGGCACTAATGTATGCACCAGTATTAAATGTAATTTGACCACTGTTTGCTGTGAAAACAAGGTTCCCTGCTGTTCTTAAATTACCGCCAGTAATATTTCCTGTAACACTTGCTAAACCAGTAGTTATTAAATTGCCTCCTGTAATATTACCAGTTGTAACTATCGTATTAGTTCCAAATGCAGATAATAAAGAGGCTACATTACTGTCTCCATAGTTACCGACACCTCCGCCTAATCCAGTCAGAATACTTTGTCCATTTGCATAGTTAATACTTGATACATTTGACGGCAAGGCTAAATTGCCATTGTCGTTAAAGGTCCATGTTTGTGATGTTCCTCCAGTATTGGCTCTAATACTAACATATGTATTAGCGTATAACTCAGCAGACACCGCCCCCATAAACAATGCAGTAGAATCATCATTAGTAGTTGTTAGATATGCGCTGTTAGAACCGTAAGTAGTAAAGTCTAGTTTAGAATTTCCTAATCCAATAAATGTGTTAGCAGTAATATTACCTGGAGTATTTAAGTTTCCTGTCGTATCAAATGTCCATTGCGCTGAACTGCCTGCACCATCATTTGCATTTATTATAATGTTACCACTGTTTGATAATTTAAGATATAAATCATCGTTACCTAGGAATAGTTCAGTGCTATAAAGATTACCAGATGTTAAGTGTAGGTGATTATAATCAACACCACCAGTTGGATAAATTAATAATCTTTGGTTATCATTAATAAATCCATCTGGCTTTATAACTACAGCCGAACCAGGAAAGCCTCCAGGAACAGTTTCTTCAGTAATCACACCGCTTTGCGGTAATGTGACATTACCGTCAACTCCGAATTGCCATAATGCAGAATTAATTAAATTATTAGCACTAAGAGAAATATTCCCAGTGTTAGTCAATTTTACATATAAATCGTCATTACCCAAATAAAGTTCAGTATTGTATAGGTTGCCGCTAGTTAGGTGTAGGTGATTAGCATCATTTACTGTTGGGTAAACCAGCAATTGTTGATCGGCATTGGTTCCACCTGGTGGCATTAACGCAACGGCACTACCACTAAGTCCGCCGTCTGGAATGTTAGTTTCATAAACAACACCACCCATTGGCAGTGTTAAATTGCCTGATGTACCATCGAAAGTCCAATTACCTAAGTGTGATTCTATAACAAAAGTTTTATCAGTAATGTTGGCAAAAATATCACTGTCTGATTTAATGAGAATGTCTGCATCTGTAGATTCAATTATAATATCTTCTGCACTAATTTTGTTGCCTAGGAATTCAAAATCTCCTAAATACGCTAAAGTGCTCTCTAATTTATATGCAGTTAAATTACCTTCTGTAGTAATAGAAGTATTCGAGTCATTGGTTAATGTAGGTTGTCCATTAATTGTTAATATATTACTATCTGTAATTCCTAATGCAACATTGCCTATGTAAATTGTATTATTTGTTACCCAAAGATTTGCCCATTGATTTGTAATATTACCTAGGGTATATACTCCATTTGCTGCTGGTATAATATTGCCTTCCCATCCACTTTGGCTATACGCAACGACATTGGCATTACTATAATTGGTTCCTATTCCAGTTGCACCAGTTGCACCATTAAATCCTGTAGCACCAGTTGCACCATCTAGTCCTGTAGCCCCTGTGGCTCCATTAAAACCTGTAGCTCCTGTACTGCCTGTTACCCCAGTTGCACCAGTTGCACCATCTAGTCCTGTAGCCCCTGTGGCTCCATTAAAACCTGTAGCTCCTGTACTGCCTGTTACCCCAGTTGCACCTGTAGCACCAGTTGCGCCTACAGAATCTATAATTCCAGTGAGTAAAGCACCATTGCCTAAGAAATAAGTTGCAGAAACATTACCACCAACACTTACTTTACCAGTACCTAGTGGGTCTAATACGATATCTTGATTAGCTTGAGACCCTGATATAGTTTGATTTACAATATTTAAATTGCCAATATTGACATTAGAATCGATATCATTGCTAATTTTATATCCGCCTGGGGTAACACCATCATGAACATACAAACTCCAATCTGTAGTGTCAACGGTAATTTCACCCTGTGCACCCACATAAGTAGAATTAACTGTGGTATTACCTCTTTTCCATTGTACTGTTTTACTCATTATATGTTCCCAAAGTCAAATATCGCACTGGTTACCCCATCACTTACTAACCCTAAATCTAAATTAGCAGGTGGAGGAACAGGATATGCAACACTACTTACAATTACCTGCCCGGCAGCTCCATAATTGTCATCAACATATGCTGCTACATTAGCAGATCCGTCATTTATTTTTACATTAAAAGTGTATCTTTCCCTATCTAGTTGGACCATGTCTAATTGCGATATAGTTACTGTGCCTAATCCTATACTAGCATTAACTACAGTTATATTACTACTTAAAACTGTGTTTGCATTAGTAAAAACATAATCATCTACAATGTTGAAGGTCATTGTATATGCTGCTACATTAACAGGCTTTTGATCGCTATTTAATACTTTAACTTTTAAGACATTGTCTATACCTTTGTATATTTGTAAGGGCTTTGTATACACTACTCTGTTCCTTTGCTTAATTTCAGGATCCAAATCAAATTGAACCAATACGACATTATCATATAAATAGCTTGTGATTTGTTGCATATGGTATTTAGCAAATTGCTAGTATCCATTTGCTCAACCAATAAATAATCTTGTGGATAATTATATTAAAACTTTATTAGACCAATACCCGTTTTTAAGCTTTGTAACTTATAGTACGAACGAATATATAGGTATAATTCAAAATCAAGACGATGTTATTACTAGCATTTATGACTTCGGTATGCTGAAAACAGAAGATCAAAAGAAAAGATTTCTGGCTTTGGCTGAAAGCTGGTGGTGGGAAAGTAATAGAATGATACCCATTAACCTTTTCCTTAAAGGCGATTGGGCTGAATTTAGACCTATTCTTAAAACATTAAATAGCAAAGATGTATGCTTGAAATACGGCCCAGCAGTGAGCCTGAAAGATACAGGCCATAAACGAAGCAAAAGAAGAAGTATTACTTTAGTTAGAAGAATGGTCTGATTCTTCCAGTAGATTCATATTTACTACCACTAAATGAGCATACCCAACACTATGACTATGCTTGAAATAATAACTATTGTCTGATGGTTTAATCCATATGGTCTTAGCAACCTCGTCCCAAGATTTGCCTATTAAATGACGCTTTGCAGGACGAATAACAGCTAAAAACATTGCCATTTTGTTGATGTCAGTTACTGCCTCAGGCATCGCAATTAATGTATCATAATGATTGCCTATATGTATTAGCCTGGAACAAAATTCTTTGTCATATAATTTATGCCAATTAGGCTCTTTACTGAGTAAACTATTTAAATGCTGTTCATCTTTTACTTGTTGATATAAATTTAAATTCAGAAAATCTAACTTGAAATACCCACGAGACTCAGCAACTTTATAGTCTAAATTGGCAGTATTTGTTATGGCATTGTATGGAATGTCCTGACAATATATGCCAGTATTATGTTGGCTTATTTTATCGTCATTTATAATAGCAGCATTTATATGTTTAATTTTACTTAAAATTTTTGTTCTATCTGCTAAATCTAGATCAATATCAGGCATTGTCGATTTCTTCCCAACTTGGTGCATAGTTACCAAAGTGCTGTACAGTTACGGCTGATGCTTTATTGGCAAACATTATAGCATTTTCTATGTTTGATGTTTGCAAATAATTTACCGAAAATGCTGCTAAAAATGTGTCTCCAGCACCACAAACATCTGTTATTTCTTGTTTGTGTACTTGGAAAGGTGAATACACTTGCTTACCATCATTATAGTATAATACATGATTACTGCCTCTAGTCACCACTAAATTTTTAGGTTTACTTGTGGTTTTTTGATATTCTAACTCATTTATTTTTACAAATACACGATCAGAATAAAATTGTTGAAGATCGGGTTTTTTAGTATCAATGAATACTAAACCTCTAGACTCTTCAATAAGATAACAAATACTGGCATAGTCTAAAAACCCTTTATTGTAATCAGAAATTATTATAGCATCATAATTTTTTATACTAGTGGGCAACTGCCTATTCCAAACTGCTACAGGTGGGTCATAATCTATGCGCAAAAGTTTTTGATTAGTCTTTTCTTCTACTATTCTTTTTTTATATATTTGTTCAGTACAAGTAAGAAAGTCTGGATAAATTCCCAACATACGCAAATTTAAATTTACATTTGCTGCCATACCCTTTTTTTCATAAATTTTGGTATTTCTTACTACAGGTATAGGCGCTTCTTCACTTATTTTTATAACACGACAGAACTCATACCTGTCAATACAACTTTCCCCAATCAATAATACTTTGAATTTTATTAGTGGTTGAATATTGGTCGATTCTTTCATAAAATATTATCTCTTTACAGTATTCTTTGCCAATTATAGGCTTATCTTTGTAATCACTACCTTTAATCATTATGTCTGGTGCAAAGTCTTTAATCTTATTTGTTAGTTCTAAGTCTGAATCAAACACCTCTACTCTATCTACATACTTCAAACTTTGCAGTAAAAAAACCCGCTCATGTTCCCCATATACTGGTCTACTTTGCCCTTTTAGTTCCTTTATCCGCCTATCACTATCTATTAACACATACACAAAACTAAATGGAATTAGGCTAGCGAATTCCAATAACTTGACATGTCCCAGATGTAACATATCAAAACATCCATTTATAATAACCTTTTTCATTCAATGACACTTCTTAATAATTCAAGATTAGCGCAGGTATAGGATTGATATTGTGTTTTTAAATTGTTAGGCATAGGTATATATTTAATAGTAGCACCAGTTCTAGATGCAATTTGCTCAGCAATAGATCTAAAACTTCGGGGGTTCCCTGTTCCTACATTCCACACACCAGATATTTCTTTACTAAAAAATTTTGTTTGTATTTCTATTACCTGCTCTACTGGTATAAAATCTCGTAAATAATTTTCAGAATTTTCGAACAATACAATCTCGCGATTGTGTATAGCTTGACTTAAAAACTTGTGATAAGGACTAGCTTGGTCACCTTTATGTTGTTCGTGTGGACCATACACATTGAAATATCTAAAACCTTGTGCTACTAAGTTTGGATATTTGTAAAGATTTTTTGCTACATATTGTTCAAATAAAAACTTACTCCATGCATACACACTTTGTGGTTGAGGCATATCTGTTTCGCGAAAAGTTTTACTTGCACCATACACACTTGCACTGCTTGCGTATTGTAACTTGATATTACGCTTTCCGCATTCTTCAAATAACCAGCAACTGAACTCATAGTTTTGTAACATGACTTTATGAATGTCACGCTCAAGAGTATTAGTTATTGCTCCTAAATGAATAACTAATTCAACATTGTTAAAATCTGGCAGTGGTTCTCCCCACTCATACAATTTAATATTATGATGTGCTAGGGCACTTACAAAGTTTTGTCCTATAAATCCTTTATATCCTGTAACTAAAATATTCATGATTGATTATCACCAGGCAATACTCTATAATTATCTTCTTCACTGTCTTTTGTACTAACTTCAATTATTGTGCCTTCTTCCAAACAAAATAGTTGATGTGGGACCAATTGCAGATTTGTCCATGTCTGTCCGATCTCCAATGTTTGACCATATTGTTTAGCGTTTTTAGTATCTATCCATTTTAAAAAAAATTTACCTGACAGCACATACCAAGTTTCCGATTTTTCTGCATGAAAATGCATACTGAATTTTGATCCTTTAGTAAAGTTTAAAAATTTGGCACAATATTTGTCATTATCGGCCCATATAGTTTCGTTTCCCCAGGCTTTTTTTACAATTTTACTGGTCACTATAGTCCTGCTTCTTTAAGAATAAGTTTACACCATTCTGCATCTGCAACAAAGTCCTTAAATCGTTTACTCCAATGGTCTGGATCGATACATGGCATTATGATATTGAGCTGTTCTTGATTGATGTCATTAAGCCATCTAATTCCACTGTCGCAATTATAAATAACCCAAGGGCTAATGCGTCCAGTTGATATGTGATGACATATGAGATTAGAAGCACCAAGCTTAAAATAATTACTGAAATTTTTTTCCAATTTTTCATTACTGTCTGCATATTCTTGCATCTCCTTTAATGCTCTTTCCATGGCATCTTGAGCAGGTTCTCGTTTTAAATACTCCAACAACCATGTGTTGTATAACTTTTCTTTGGTCCAGTGATCTAATTTATGATTATTTGACAATAACCAGTCAGTGAAACTTACAACATTGATAGCTCGTAAATCAACTAGATAGCGTCCATAACGAACAAAAGCAATATAAAAATTACTATTACAAAAGTCATAGTAGGCTTTAAATTTTGCGCTTCCTTGCGTTTTTTCATAAAATCTTAGATAAGCATTGAACCCTATCTGAACTCCTTGCTCATTTTGTTGATTGTGGCGGCGTTTAGGTTCACAAAGATGTGACAATAATGTGCTTTCTTTTGTATAGCTTTTTTTACAAAATTGGCAAGTAAAGTTCAATCTAATACCTTTTTAATCTCTTTGTCTGTCATGCCTAAACTAATTAAGTAATCTTTTAAGTCTTGTTCAGATGTAACATTGACCAGTGCTTCAATGTCTTTAGTTTTCATTTCTGGATATTGGGAAGCAAGTAACTTGTAAATTTTATTATTGCCTTCTTTTTTCTTACTTGGTTGCCAATAATGGCGTTGACTGCCCATATCTGGACTTACTGTAGTACATAATAGCCACTGCAATTTTTCATGTTTACCAAGATCAAAAAAATTAATATTGACTCTTTCGTTTGTGGCTCTTAAGTACCATTCTTGTAAATCTGGACCACCGTCCACATTTGCGCAATATTTCAGCATGATATATGTGCTAAACTTTTTACGCTCTGCTTCACTTAACTCATCAATAAAATTACGATTTTTTGTATCAAGTTGATACATTTCGTTTTTAATACTTAACTTATCCATGAGTCTTCAATAAATTATAAGTAGAAATCATTTGATCAACATAATCTCGTAATGTTGGATTTCTATCTGCCATTTCAAGTATTTCAAGGAAATTAGCATATGATAAATTATATTTCAATCCTTTCATAGGATCAATACGAACTAACATATTTTCATATACCAATGTGCGTTCTGTACTTTGCATTTCTCTAGCATAGACAGTTATTCCCCCGTCAGGACTTTCATATATAGTATTATTATTTACATAAATGGTGTTCATGTTACCAACATTTATTATAATTTATAACTTCACTCTGTCTACTAATATCTTTTACAAAATAAACACATAAT